GCTCCTTCTGAAGCATTAATTCCACCTTCCTTCATTGCAGTTAAATACAATGCTAAATCTTGTACGCTTCCGCCTAATCCTTGAATAACTGGACCAGCTTTTGGAATTGCTTCTACTAAGTCATTAAGAGTTGTTGATGTTTGGTTTTCAACTGAGTTAAGGAAGTTAATCGACTGAGAAAGCTGATCAGTGTTTTGTTTAAATGTTGTTTGAATTGCCAGCGTGGCCTTCATGGCTTCTTGTCTATCTACTTCACCAAGAACTGCAAGTCTGCTTGTTTCTTTTACTGAAGACAAAAGCTCATCGCCCTGTTTACCTGTTGCTGCTATATCTGCTGCAAGTGTAATTGTATCTTTAAATGAAACTCCATAAGCTTTTGAAATTTCTTTAGCGGTTGCTGAAACTTCAGTTCTTATTTTAGATAATTCTGCTGAGGATGTTGCTGCTACTCCGCCATAAACCTTTGTAAGTCTTACCAACTCTGCGTCTGCCATTCTAAATGCATCTGCTGCTGCTTTACCAAATGCCGCTAGTGGTACTGTTAATCCTACTGTTAGCTGACGTCCTGCCCACTGAGTGTTCTTACCCCAGTTAATAAGCTGAACTCCGCCATCTTGAACAACCTTATTTAATATCTGAAGCTCTTGTCTTGCTATGGCTGTTTTGTTTTTTATATTATCTAGACCTTGTGGAACCTGTACGTTAAACTGCATAAGCCCTTGGGCGTTTTTACCCAAGGGTTGTATGATGGCATTTTGTAGTGCTACTTGTTGCTTAGCAAGATCTCTAACGATTCCGCCTGAAGTTTTTGTATGTTCTTGAAACGTTCTAAAGTAGTCTCGTAGCTTAAGCTTTCCGCCATCAAGACTCTTACCAAACTTTTCAGTATCTGAAGTTAGTGTAACAAAGTGTGTAGAAAACTGCCCAGTTCTTCTCAAATTTTCTGAGAAAGATCTGTTCATTACCGCAACTTGATTTGCAAGCTTTGCGTCTGAAGCAATTAACTGAGCTTGTAGTTTAGATAGTGAGGCTGTGACCTTATTGACATCTGCAATAAGACCTGAAAAATCAGCATTGGCAACTATATTAGTTACAATATTTTCATCAGCCATTTATCTATACATTACTCCTTTGAATAACCTAAACCAGCTCCGATTCCAAATCCTGCACTTGCTGCTAATGGACCTTGTAATGAAAGTATATCATCACCTGATGCATTAATACCTAATGCTTTTCTTTGAATATCTTCAAAGGTTTTTCCTTCTTGAACTTCTTCTTCGTCTTCATCAATATTTATTTCTATTCCTTTAAGCCCTGCTGCAAATTTTCTGTCTTCCGCTTTTTGCTTCTTAAAGGATTTCAATGTTTGTATTAACTCTGGCATTGAAAGACTTTCTTCTAGTTCTTCATAATTCTTCCAGTTTCCCAGAAGAAATACTTCACCCTCTAAAGCGGCTAGATCTAGTTCTGACCAGCCAGAACCGCTGCCGCTAGTAGGTTTGGGTCATCCATCTTAATCCCACCGCATACTTCAAGGATGCGATTTATTGTGGGTACATCAAGTGCATCTTCTAATGCATCTCTATCTGCTACCAAATCTGGTAGTTGCTTTTTTAGTGCTACTGCTACTGCATCAATCAAAACATTTAGTGTTTCGGTTTCTGATGTTGAGTCTGCCGCACCCTGTAAAGCCTTCATAAAATCTCTAAGCTCTTTGATGCTTAGTGGCTTTAGCTTAACTGTTGAGCCGTCTTGCAGTGTAATCTCTTCTACACTATATACTGTATTTGCCAATTTAATCCTCCTAGGATCGTCTTAATTATTATAACATAAAGCATTTACCAGCACAACAATAAAGCCCCCAGAAATGGGGGCTTTATCTAGCTAAAATTAATTAGGCTGCTGTCCAAGTACGGTCAATGATCTTTCCGTATTCTGAACCTGTGTAACCTGCGTCTGGAAGCAAACGGAATGTTACTGGGAATGATGTTGGAGTATTACGTGCAAGTGAGAATTGTGACTGTTGTACAGACAATACACGACGTGCATAGTAAATACGCTCTGAGTTAGGCGTTACATCTGTTGGGGCTTGACCAACTGCTACTAGCTGACGCTCTGTTGGCTGTACGCCGAGAGAACCTGCTTCAAGTCCAAGTGTTTTACCTGAATTTGTAAGAGTTGATTGTCCTTGTCCGAAGACTACTAGAACGTTCTCTAGTGTTCCTTCTGCCATTTCTGTTGCGATCATAACTTCCATCGCAGACTTAAATAGCTTTGCTGTATCAAGCAACTGGTCAACAGTTACTGAATCGTAAGTTGGGTTGTAAGTGATCTGAAGACCATTGTTTGTAAACCCTACGTTACGGTAAGCATTGTCTGTTACAGCTTGTGCTGCGTCAAGAGTTGTACGATATGAAGCTGAAGATGAGAAAGCTGGAACTCCATCTTTCTTACCTGCTACAGCTACCTTAGCGATACCTGGCTCTTGGTTTTCAACATAACCTGTTACAGTTGAATCTGAATTCGAGATGTAGAGCGGTGATGCTCCCACAAGAATATTTTTGGCTGAGTTAAATGCCATTGTGTCTTACCTCCTGTTTTAAAAATATATATATATTGTTAAACTTTTTTGAAATCTTGGCTGGCTAGGCCTTTCCTCTAAATCTAATTTTAGTGTATAATGCCCTAAAAGGCAAACTAGAGGAATCTGCCGTTTGAATCCACGTGCCTTGCGTATTTTACCTCAAGGACTACATCGGTTGATAGGAAGCCTGCTAGCTCCTCTGAAGGGGCTGTAGGGGATATGTCTGCAACGAATATGCTATAGAACTTAAACTTTTGGGATATGCCCGAATACAGGTTTGCATCCCTTGCTGACTCATCCATTCTTCTATATAAATCCATCATTAAATTTCTTATTTGATTAATCTCAGATACGTCTGTTGAGTATATTGTAAATAGGATTTGCTCACAGCATATTACCCAGTTGTCCTCGTAAGACATTCCTATCTTGTCATATACTATATGCTTCTTCCCGCTCAAAAATTGATTCATTTCTGGCTGTTGCTGTACTGGGATAATAGGAATTAGCTCTTCTCCTAAATTATCGCTGTAATAATCTGAAGCATCAAATAAACTATTAGACTTTAATTGGCTCCACAGGTGCTTTCGTAGATCAAGCATTACATCATAATTATAATCCGTTGGCATCTGAACCTCCAAAAGCTGCTGCTAGTGCTGAGCCCGCCTGCATATTTAATGTATTTGGTGAAAAAGAGTATTTAACCTTTTTAACATCTACTGGTAATTTCATTGCTTTGGCAATAGATGAATTAAATATTTGTTGAAATTTTGAATTCTTAATTGATAGGTTTACTAGGTTACCAGTAAAGAATTGAGCATAAGCTATCTTGTATCTGCCAGTTGCTTTACCGCCGCCTGGCCTTTTAACTGTGACGGGCATACCTTTAGGCATTCTAATAACAATCCCATCCATTTCAAATACAAGTCTTTCTGCATTCTTAGGTCTTATTACAAGTGGCATTCCAGCTTCCATGACAGAAGCTTTGTTTGTAAAAACATGCCTTGCCTTACCAAAATTTGTTGGGACCATCGATTTAGAAGGTTTAAATTCAGAAGAGATCTTAAAAGAAAGACCGTCAGTTCCCACTACTTTTAAATCAAATAGTCTTGCTGAAGGTGTTCCAACCTTTTTCCATTCATAAACATGGTGTAATGTTTTAGGGTTTGTTCTAGATTGAGAGTCTACATAGTTTCCAAAGTCTTTTTTTATTTGATTAAATAGTATACTCTGAAACTTTGATTGAAATTGTTTATTAGTTGTAACCTTTGAAATAACTGATGCCTGATAATATATGGCTGCTGATATTTGAGCAACTGTGCTATCCTGCAAAACTGCGCCTTTAGTTCCGCCCATGTTTTTTTGTAACCCACTGGCTGCTTTAACTAATACGGCACTAGTATCCAATCGTCTGGTTCTCCGATCTCTTTACAGATGTGTTATATCCTACCACTGTTCCAAATGGGTCTGTCATTGGTGTTGACCCCATTACTTCAAAAACAGTTGCGGTGTCTGTTGGAAAATTTGCTTCCACCCAGATAGTTTTGCCCGATGAATCAGATATATTTGTAATCTTTTCACGCAATGAAACCTTGTCGGTTGTTCTTAATTGTAAAATTTGATCATTGGTGTACCTATTTGAAATAACTTGCTTATCACCTGTTCTAGTAGATGCAGAGTTTGATATAACTCCTTTAGCATGACAAGACATTGTTCTGTCATATTGCCATTCTCTTTTAAGCGCACCAGTGTCTGGATCTTGGTAATCAACTTGCTTGTAGACATCCATCTTCATAGTCAAAACTGAATCTATGATGTTAAACATTATATTACTACCATTTGGTTAATGATATAAGGTAGCAGAATTTGATCGACATATACATTGCCAGTCCCTCTGTAGGTCTCTGCATTGTATTCAAACTTCCAGTCAAATGTTGATATGCTCTTCATGTACTTGTCTCTCCAGACCTTGTCTTTTGAGAAATAATCCTTCATAAGTTCAATTGCTGCAAGCTCTACTTCGTCAGGAACACGTTCCCATCCATATCTACCAGCAACTCTGTATACTGAGTCTTTTCCAAATGCTCCACCTGTAGAGTAATTAATTGATGGGGGAACCATTCCATTTGCTACATAAACAGTATTGTCTAGCATGGTAGCCTTGTTAACTCTTATTCCAAATCCACTCTCGGATATGATGGTGTCATAGTTCCAGTTATTTACATTATTAATGTTATCTAAAAGTAGTATGTCATTCTCATACAATTCGTGTAGGTCTGCTAGTTTAAATGGTAGCGGCAAAACATCTGCTCCTGCCCCGTACACAGTATGCAGATCGTCATACAAGCTAAATACTTGTCCAGTGTAGTTTTCAATTATCTTTCTGGCATATCTTTCAGCTTCAGCAATTTCAAAATAAGACTTATAATTTGGATCAGACGGGTCAGAGCCTAATTTCAAAACGTCTCCTGCTTGTGTAATATCAACATACGGAGTAACTACAAAAAGCTTATGCTCTTTTGTAATAGCAGTTCCTTCGACTGAATATTGCCATACAAGATTAAGTTGTTTATTTCTATTTGTTAATGAGTGTGGAGGGTACACTTCGTAAACACCTATGTCTGTTTCCAACTTTGTTGGAGTAAGTGTTGTAATAAGTGTACCTGGGTTAATAGCAGGAGTTATTGCTGGGTCCTCTGTTATGTCATATACCCGAACAACAGGAAGGGCATCAGCATCTTTTGGAGAGCCTTTCCAATAAACCTTGTGCTTTACTGGTGAGTTTGTACCTACTAATATCTCCATTTAATAAAGGTTAAGCGTAGTAATCCTGAACTTCTTTAGGGGTTGCTATGCGGAAACCTTCCTCCTTGTCAAAAATTTTCTGAGCATCTTCTTCTGTCATTGCAACAAAAGGGTGCTCTTTTGTAAACGTATAACCAACTATATCGTATCTGTAATTCTCTCTAGTCATTCTAACTAGAACTGTATCTTCTGGCTTATCTGACTTCGGATCAAATCGAGGAAGAATTTCTTCTGTCTCAGCAAACTCTTCAGCTGCCTCTTCAACATCTTTAATTGTCTTTTGGTATACAGACCAGGTTACGCCCTCTTCGGCAAGAGTGGCAATAATGTCTGCCTTATTTTTAATTCCATCAGTGTCGACTGCAAAGTCTTCTGCAATCTTTCTGAGTTCTGCAACTTTTAATGTCTCAAATGACATATTTTCTCCTTTGTTAGGTTCTTCAATTATAGCATTGTTAAATTAAAATGAAAAGCCCCCAAAATTAATTGGGGGCCTTTCTAGGGTTAATTCTAATTAAGAAGCAACCTTAACGTTCTTTACGACTACCCAAGCGTCAGCTTGTTCGATTTGGACGCCAACACGTGTGTACATTGTGTACTCGATTGAGTCCTTACGTGGCCAGAAGAAACGGTAAACAGTTACATCACGCTTGATACCAATAACTACGTTATTTGGGAATGTCAAGTGGATATCTCCGTGTGAACC